CAATGGCAACCAACGATAAATGTCATTGTATTTGTCGTATTGATATTTCCATCCAGAATCCATAACTGCGTATGAAGAAGATGTAATAGTGTCACGATAAGTTCTGATAGTTGTTGTTTCTAGACCTGAGTTATTCAAAACAGAACTTAATGGTGGAGAAATAAACACCATACAATCTTTACGTGACTCAGCAATAGAAATTAGTCGATCAGGCACTACGTCATCTGTAGTGTCACCAGCCATTAATAACGAAACATCAACTGCATCAACATTGTTGAACAAATCGTAAGATGTGTTTCTGTTGCCTGAAGTTGGTGCAGTATCTTTACCTGCTGACAAGTCAAAGTTGTTTACTGCAAGACCAGCATAACCACCACCAGTATTTGCTACTTGAATGGCCGTTTGACCCCAATTTGCACCGGTTGATGGATGACCCATCCACCAAATGTATTTGGATTGACTATTAATAACTTCTTTATAAAAATTTGAAGAACCGTCTGAATTCTTAGCATCGCCTGCTTTAGAAAGAAAACCAAATTTTTCAATAATAGTGTTTGCTGTGCCTGTAATTGCACCTGTCAAGTCAACGACTACGATATGAATTTCATCATTGGATGTTGCTGCTCTTGTGGCGTATCTGGATGTGGAAGGTGTTGTACTAAATTCACCAGAGTAAGTCCAACCTGTGGCAACGTTAGCGTCAGCCAACGAAACACGAATTGCATTACCTAAAGAACCTGGATACTTTGCTGCCCATACAATTGAATTGCTTCCTGATGCAAAGCTTTGTTCGTAAACTGTTTCGTTAAGAACTCTTACCGGTGTTCCAGAGTTTGTTGCATTATTCGCTGTAGCACCTACTGAGCGAATAACTCTCAAATCTGAACCATACTGTAAAAAGTTTGATGCGGTGAAGAATGATGTTGCTGTGTTGCTGTCTGGTTTACCGAATCTTTCTACTAATTGGACTTCATTACTAATTGTGATAATTTCATTCACTGGTCCCCAGTTAAAATTTCCTGCAAAACCGCCAATAGTTGTTGCTGCTGAAGGCACAACAGTTGTAAGGTCAACTTCCGAAACATTCACGCCTGGTGATAATTGAAAAGCCATGGTTTAATCTCCTTTTAAGGGCTGAATTATTTTTTTAATATATGTTGTATTTATGTTTTTAAAAATTTGAGGATATATAACCTCTATTTCTAACATCATCTTGCCATACTGTTCCACCAGAATCAATTACTGGTTCTGGTCTACCATCGTCAATAATACCTACTGGTGCCAAATCTTCGTCACCTAGCATATTTTGTTCTTCCAACATCATTTTACGTATGTCGATATTGGTATCTTCTTTAAAATAACTTTGAGCAGTCAACCAAGCAAATAAAACCAAACCCATGACCAAGTCATCGTTGTTGCCTTCTTCTGCCTGATAACTGTCCCGAACCCGCACAAAAGTATTAAGTTCGGCAATTGTATCAAAGTCATTGATAATTAACTTGTCATTCTCAATTAAGGTCTTCAAGTTTGCACAACCAATCTTTTTGACTGATTTTGTGGTCTTAATACCAAATGATGTAGATCGTTTGAAACCACCTGAAATCGATTGTCCTTTAATGTGGTGGTGTTCTAGCTTATATATGTTCTCATATTCCAGATCATAGTGAAGAATGTCTACGACCTGTTGGCCAACGTTATTAGTTTCAATTAATGCGTAGGCAGTGTTATATCTCTTACATAAAGCATAAACAACCGTAGGTAAGAATAACAGTGGTAGTTTATTGTTTCGGTATTTTGCAACCTGTTTGTAAGGAACTTGAGATACATCAAGTATATTAATCGTTGAATAATCTTGTTCAACACCTTCAGAACAGTCCACACAGCCAATGTATAGGTGTCCTGGTATTGGGTTTTCATATACATCTAAACAATCTTCTTGTTTTAATGGATCAAAGAACGCCAGTGATCTTAACTTAGAACCAGAGATCAATGTGGCTGATGAACCAATAAATTCTGTTTCAAACTCTTGTCGGAACTGTTCTTCTGATGTGTTGCGTATTGTTTCTTCTTTCCACGCAGCATCACGACCTGGTACTTGTGACCAATGCACCTCAAGTGGTTTGTATGTGGAACGACCCTCCGTTGCATCCACCCACATCTTATAGAAGTGGTTCAGACCATATGGCGTAGAAACAATAATAACTTTGGTAGTTTTACCTGAAGAAATAACAGGGTATGTTGATGTGAAGAATTCGTCTGCCATATTTTTTGGAACGAAAGCGAACTCATCAAGAAAAATTAAGTTGTAGGAACCACCACGAACACCAGATGCTGATGTTGCAAAGGCACTAATTTTTGATTTGTTTTCTAATTCAATATTACCTTTGTTCCAAGTAATGATACCTTGTTGCAACCAGAGTGGTAAGTATTCATATGCATACTGAACACGACCTAAAATTTCACGTGCAAGTGAACCTTTGTTGGCCAAAATGGCAATACTGTAATCGTCTTGAAATAGAATAGACCACAACATGAAACCCACAGTCGTAGTTGTTTTACCAACCTGACGAGGCATCTTTGCAATACAGAATCGATTTTCATGGAATGTTCGTACCATGTCTTCTTGGAATGGCCACATTTCGAATGGCACAAGACCACGGTCAACGTTAACAATCTTAACGTATGTCTTAATGAAGTAAACTGGATCTTCAGTACATTTTATAATCTCGGCAACTTGTTCTTCGGTGTAAGATAACTCTACACCAGTTCGTTTTAAGTTTGCGTTGCCGAGGTAACCACCTGCGTCAATCATTATTTAATAAAACTTCTTAACATCCATGCATGTTTTTGGTGTTGGTCTAACAAGTCTTGCAAGAAATTACCAATAGCTGGTTCTCCTGCTTGGTCAGCAGCAACAATACCTGCACGGAGATGAACCATCATTCTATCGTTATCTCTTTTCAATTCTGCCATCATAGAAATTGGAGAAGGAATGATTGCTGATTCTTCTACGTCTGCCAACTCCAACATTCTCAATAACGAACCTGGTGCATATGCATCCAACATACGAATCTTTTCGGCAATTAAATCAGTATTATTAAATATTGATGTATACAACTCAGCAAAGAAATCGTGGTACTGTTGGAAGTTTACACCTTCTACATTCCAGTGGAATCCGTGTGCCTTAAAATACAAGGCAAAGTTTGTGCCTAGTATAACTTTCAATTGTTGAATTAATTGTTCCATATTATTTTGCTTTGTTTGACTTTAAAAACTTTACTAATTCTGTGGTTGAACCAACAAACACAGCCTTATCTATATTCACCGACTTATCACCCATAGAATTTGGTGTCAAGTCTTTTTTGCGCTTCTGAATTTCCATTAGGTCTTTATTTAGGTCAGACATATTCTTAAGCATTGTCGCCACAACTTCAAATGCTCTTGGGTGATGGGTGTCTTTTGCAACGTGAATCAAAGTATCCATGGCTGAGTTACCTTTGGTAATCATCTCACGTATATTTTGACGAGCAAACTCAGCATCATCGGCAATTTCTGGTGTTAAGTCAGTGTGTACTAACTGACCAGCAGGTTGCAATGGATCAATCTCCAACAGCTGAGATAAATTTTCATCCAGTTTTTTCATAATTTATTTTTAATGTTTATAGATTTGCAACCGCGGTTTGAAAATCAGCATAAGTTGCACTGTTGGCAACTAAACTTTTTATACCTACTAAAGTAATAGTTGTATTACTTGTTGTATTTGCTTTATTAAATGCTGCTTGTGCTTGAGTTAGAGCTACTGTTGTATTAGATGCAACAAAAGAGGCAGGCTGCTGAATAACAACGTTACCAACCATCATGGTATGGTTTTGACATTGGTAAACATAAGTTGAACCGACCAGATCAAAAGGAACTTTCCAAAAGAGAGTGCCAGTTATTTGAGCTTGTGCGTTAGAACCTGTTAAGACCGTACCAGTAGTGCTAACGTGTGTTAAACCTGTATTGTAATTTGTGCCGTTGGCTGATGCACGTATCATGAACGGATGGCCAGTCACATTATTTAAAATAAATGATATTGTTTCACCGCCAGAAATATATACTGTCGGATTATTTCCCGAATATTGGTCAATTAAATAAGCGCTTGATCCGGAATTCGTTACAGTTAATCCAGTGACAGCAGTTTTTGCCTCACGGGCGGCCGCACTAGAATCCGTTATGCTATAAATTTCTGTAAAATTTTCATTAGCTTTGGTGAAAGCTGTTCGCAAAGGATCACCTGTGCCATCATTTGCTGTTGTTCCTATACTAATTGTTTGTTTTGCCATTATAGTTTATCCGTTTTGATTAGTGTTGAGTCGGTAGATAACAAAGTATTGTCTGAAGTATACAAAATAACTGGAGGTACATACGTAGAACTATATGATGTATAAGTTTCTGCAAATCCATATTCATCATCTGGACCAGCAGTGTTAGGACTTGCTCTGGTCTGTACAGAAGATATAATCGAGTTCTGTGTATATGTATTCGCCGAGATAATGTCACCATTCGCCGAGTTGGCGAAATTCATATGTGTGTTGGCAGTAGACAGTGTAATCATCTTACTTGTCTTAACTGGTGGCCAGATAAATGCTTTGGCTGTAAATGTTAAGTCCCACAGAATCAAACGAGTACTCATCATATCGCCTTCATAATCCGTAGTCGTGGATACAGAATTTAATATAATCGGCATGTCATACTTCTGATCCATAGCAGAAATAAAATCCATTGTTACAGTAAAATCTGGTGTAAAGAATGGAAGTATTTGTTCCATAATTTGAGCACCATCTTCTGTGTTACGAACATATACCGATAAATTAAAATCGAAGTTATATGGTATTGGTCCGTATTGAGATTTTAGTGTTGTATTGTTTGCACCAACAGAAAAGTTTCGGTTAGTTGTAATACTTTTGCGACTAGAATCATATGACATACCTACCATATCAAATGAAATTCTAGGTACAGTTATTGCAACAGATTTTGTTAAGTCTGGATCGGAAGCCAAACGAGTCAAGTATTTTTCTTTGGCACCATAAGACAAAGGCACTTTAAATCTTTCGACCTCGGTGGCCATATCTTTGGTGTAACGAATCAACTGAATGTCGTTAAACAGACTGCCAAAACCTACGACAACTTTTCGTATAGTTCTGTTATAAAAATGTGCATTACCTAGCATTAAGGTTCACCAAATGGGTTGTGTTCAGTGAAGTCTAGTACATTGGCACCCTCACTCTGAATAATGTTGTTGTCCGACACATCTTCAAACACACTGTCTGTTGGCATATCATCTGCTGAAGTTTGTAGTGCCCATGTTGCACCACTTGTTGCACCAATAATAGTTGCACCAACTGTGAACTGACCTTTGACATTAACCACATCCAAGTGTCGACCAGGATCTGTTGTGTGTACGGTTGCTTTGGCGTTTGCAGTTGCCAGTGATGAACCTTGGTAAACAAACTCACCAACTATAAATTTACCTGTGCCATTGACAGGCACATCCAAGCGTGTTCTCTTGTATGAATCAAATGCTTGTTCATCTATTTCTGTGCGGCCTGTTTGAATCAACTCATCAGACATTACGAATTGTTTAAGTTTCAATGCATAAACATAGACATTACCACCGCGGCCACGACCCAATGTGTAGAACATTGCTTGATCGTTTTCATGTTCAACAAAAGTTATTTCAAAAAAGTTTTGCATCAAAGGAATGTAAATTAAATCACCTTCCCTTGGACGGTTTGGTCCAGTGTTAATAACTAAGTCACCAAGTCTAGGTATACTATAGTTTGTGGCACCTGAGGCATACTTAAATCTGCGGCGAGAAATTAGTAGTGTTATTTCATCCCGAACCTCAAGACCAAACTTGGAAATAAAGTCTTGTTCACCGTCCATACCCGTAACATTTTCCAGATATACTTCAATTGGAAATGCAACTGTATATTGTTTTAGTGGGTCATCACCATATAGAGTGTCTGGTCCATTGGGGTCAGCACTTGATCGAGGCAAGTAAAACACATCCATGCCATACTGTTGCATGGCCTCGATCACCAAGTCTTCAACTAGTAATTGCTCTTGGGTAATTCCTGTTGGGAATGGTTGAAAGTAAAAATTTGTAGGCATTCATTAACCGGTCAAAATTTCTGGAGGTAGAACATTGTATGCTTGCATCTCAGTTTCAATCTTATCGATTTCCACTTGCGCCTCTTGCATAATTCGGGGGCCATCTAGTGTAACTCCCCCTGGCATCTGAACACCAGCAAATTTAGACAGGTTGCTGCCCCACTGATATTTAATCAAAGCCGTGGCATACTGTTTCAAAAATCTATCGTTCCAAACATCAGACACTCCAGTTTTTGTGGCTGTTGCGCCAGTCACACTGGTTGCCAAATTTGATGTTAGAAATGCTTGTGTTGGTGAAATGATACGATTAACTTGTGCGTCTTGCCCACCAACTGTAATGATATCGCCTTCAATGATTTGTTGGTCGATTGTTGTACCAGTACCTGTGATTAAGTTCGATGTGTTTGTTGATGTGAATGTACCAGTTAATATTACTGTATCTGGCTCTAACTTACGATAACATTCAATAACCACATATTCACCTAAAGTCGCATCACGTGA